CCATTACAAGAAAATAGAACAATAACATCAACAACACAAGCACCAGTTGTACAATCACCACCATCTCATTCTTTAGCTGATAAGAAGAAAAAATATATGGATGTGTTAGGAGAAACTGCTTTAAATTTAAATAGTAGTCATGCCAAAAACTTTAATTCCCAACCTTTTAAACCACAAGGTAATGTAGATACTACTTCACCAAACGGTCAACTACCAGGGGGAGAAGTAAATATGGATCAAATAATGGGGTTAATGACAAATAGATAATGGCTTTTAATGCTCAACAAATATCACCAATTGACTTTAATAAAAGTGCAGCTGTTGGAGTTAATCTTCCATTTTCATCCCCTGGAGTTTTTAAATCAAATTACACTACAGCAGCAGCGATAAAAAATAATTTAATTAATTATTTCTTAACAAATCCAGGAGAAATACCATTAAATCCTACTTTTGGTGGGGGTTTAAGAGCATTTATTTTTGAACAAATAACAACAAATAATTTAGATTTTTTAGAAGAAAGAATATCTAATGATTTAGAAACATTTTTTCCTAATATCAATATTGGTAATTTAGAAATATTAAAACAAGAAGATAATAATATTATAACAGTATTATTAACTTATAGTGTGGCTAATACTAATATAAATGATACATTACAATTAAACTTTACATAATGGCTATAGTAGACAGAGACATAAAATATTTAAATAGAGACTTTTCAGATATTAGGGCCAAACTGATAGAGTTTTCTCAAACTTATTTTCCTAACACTTACAATGATTTTTCTCCTACATCACCAGGAATGATGTTTATGGAACAAGCAGCTTATGTAAGTGATGTAATGTCATTTTACTTAGATAACCAAATCCAAGAAAATTTTACTCAATTTGCTAGACAAACTGACAATTTATATGAATTAGCTTATATGTTTGGGTATAAACCAAAAGCAACAGGTGCTGCCCAAGCTAAAATAACTTTATATCAACAAGTACCATCTAAACTAGTTGGTTCTACTTATGTTCCTGATTACAATTATGCTGTTACAATAGCAGCAAATAGTGTAGTATCAAATCCTGATAGTATTTCATCTAATTTCATAATAGAAGACCAATGTGATTTTTCAAGATCTAGCTCATTAGATCCAACAATAACATCAGTATATCAAACTGATGGTACAACACCATCTTATTTTTTACTTGAAAAAACAAGAAACGCAATATCAGCAACAATCAAAGCTAGAGATTTTAATTTCACCTCACCCCAACCATTCCAAACTGTAGATATAAAGGATGAAAATATAATAGGAGTACTAGATGCTACAGATTCAGATGGTAATACCTGGTATGAAGTAGATTATTTAGGCCAAGAAATGGTATATGATAGTATAAAAAATACTAATATTAATGATCCAAACAATGTAGCTAATGAAGGTGAAGTACCTTATTTATTACAACTTAAAAAAGTACAAAGACGTTTTGCAACCCGTTTAACTTCAGAAACAAATCTACAAATTCAATTTGGTGCAGGTAATCCAAATGATGTGGATGAAAATATTACACCTAATCCTGACAATGTTGGTATTGGTTTACCCTTTGAAAAAGATAAGTTAACAACTGCCTATTCACCATCAAACTTTTTATTTACCGGAACTTATGGTATTTCTCCATCAAGTACTGCTTTAAGAGTAAGATATTTAGTTGGAGGGGGAGTTGAAGCTAACATAAACTCAGAACAACTAACTAAATTAGATACTACTAATACTCTATTTAATAACACTAATTTAAATCCAACTATTGCTAATTATATATTTGGAACCTTAGCTTCAACAAATATTGAAGCTGCTGATGGTGGTCAAGCAGGAGACACACAAGAAGAATTAAGACAAAACACTATATCATCAATAGCAGCTCAACAAAGAACAGTTACATTAGATGATTATATGGTAAGAGCTATGAGTATGCCCTCACAATATGGTACTATAGCTAAGGCTTATATTGAAAAACCAAAACTGACAGATAACCAAGTATCAACTATTGAAACTTTAAATTTATGGATTTTATCTCAAAATTCATCAAATCAATTTTCAACACCAACACAAAATTTAAAGAAAAATATACGTACTTACTTATCTCAATATAGGGTAATAGGTGATAATATAGAAGTAAGAGATGCTTTTATTATTAATATAGCTGTGGATTTTGAAATAGTAGTTTTACCTAATTTTATTAATAGTGAAGTTATATTAGCTTGTATTCAATCTTTACAACAATATTTTGCAAGAGATAACTGGCAAATTAATCAACCTATATTAGTAAGAGATTTATTTGTAAGATTAGATCAAATAGAAGGAGTTCAAACTGTTAATGATATTATTATATCAAATAAAGCAGGAACATCCTCAGGATACTCACAATATGCTTATGATATATCAGCAGCAACACAAAATAAAGTAATTTACCCTTCATTAGATCCTAGTATTTTTGAAATAAAATATCCTAATAATGATATTAAAGGTAGAGTAGTACCACTATAAAATTAAAACATGGCAGTTTATAAATTATTTCCATACAAAGACACAACCTTATATTCATTATATCCTGAAATGAATACAGGAATAGATCCTATAACATCTATCACTAATTTGAATATAGCTATAGATTCTAGTCCTCAAGTGTCTAGATTTTTAACAGAATTTGTCCAAGAAGAAATAGAAGATGTTATTAATAATAAAATTTCAGGCTCTCAATGGGATGTGGATTTTAGATCATTTATAGCAACTGCTCAAGGAATTGTAGAATCAACAGATTTATCAGTTCATCCAGTAGCACAACCTTGGTATAATGGAACAGGAACATTTTTAGATGTACCTCAAACAACCGATGGTGCTATATGGTATTCCCCTAACTTTAAAGGTTCAATAGCTTGGTCTTCAAGTGGAACTGATAATACAAATCACTATGTAACTAGTTCATACAACTCAGCTTCAGTAGCAGCAGGGGGTGGTTCTTGGTATCATAGTGGATCAGATGGCACATTATATGCTGTAACACAATCATTTGATACTAGAAGTGAAAAAGATTTAAAAATAAATGCTAAAACAGTAGTATCATTATGGTACAGTAGTTCATTAGGTGTACCTGCTTCTGCTTCTTTACCTAATTATGGTTTTATTACTAAATGGGAAAATAGTGTTGAATTTAATAATAGTACCCAAATCCAACCTATAATGCAATTTTATAGTGTTGATACAAATACTATATACCCACCACAATTAGAGTTCAAATGGGAAGATTATCAAAGTGTTCTAACGGGATCTGCAACAGGAAGTATAGTAACAACAACTAACTTAGCTACAGCATTAGCAGAAAACCCAGGTGAATTTTTTCCATCAAGTGTGAACAGATTTAGATTTAATTTAGCTCCTAAATACCCAACCCCAATATGGACAACATCATCTTTATTTACAGGAGTTAATTATTTACCAACTGCTTCATATTACGCAGTAAAAGATTTGGATACCAACGAATTTGTCATAGATTATGACACAACATATACTAAATTAAGTTCTGATAATGAAGGAAATTATTTTGACATTTACATGAATGGATTAGAACCTGAAAGATATTATAAAATTTTAATTAAAACTAATATAAATGGTTCTACAATAATATATGATGATAATTATTACTTTAAGGTTATAAATGGATAATGGCACAAAATATAAATTTAAATAAAAAAGTATTTTTCAAAAAAGATTATATTAAAACTATTAATCCTTCTTTTGAAGAATTAGGTGTTAAACCAATTCAAGAACAAATAGATGAACAACCTACAGTTCAAGAATTTTTCAATATGTATAATACTTTATTTTATCAAATAAATGAATTAGGTGAAACTAATTCCCATGAATTTTTAATTAAAACTAGTAGTGAATATATACAAACTGAACAAAATGATGAGTTAATAGAAGCTTTACAAAAAGAAATTTCAGACTTAAGAGAAGAACTTCTTCAAACCCAACAAGAATTAGCGGGTATTAAACCAACAGAAGACAAAATAATTAAATAAAATGGCTGAAGTAATTAGCATAGATCCAACTAATTTTGAACTTCAAGTATATGAAACTCAAGATTTAAATTTACTAAAAAATTTTAATGTAGATACATCATTATCAGGATCTAATATTGAATTTTTTGTTTATGATTTAAATGGTCTGATATTATATAATGACCCTAATTATAACCAATATACTTTACCAAGTAGTAGTCTATCATCAGTTGATAATATAAGTGATATTACTTTATCTCCAATAGAAGATATAGCAAATGAAGGTTATAATGTAGGAGAGTATATAGCATACTATAATTTTCTAAAAAAACATATAGGAGATGGTAATAGTAGTTTATACATATCTGAAATCTCATCAGATAGAACTGAAATAAGATTAGATAGTGTATTTTTATCTAATTCTGATTTAGTGTCCCAAACATTAGACTTTATCTCTTTCAGAGATAAACAAGATTATTTTGTTGATTTTTATCTAAATTTTGGACTTAATAAATTATTAATAGCTAATAATATCAAGTTAGAGAATGAAACTACAAATGATCCAACAGTTTTAATTAAATTATATGAACCATTACCATTAAATTATAATATTAAAGATGAATTATTTATAGCCACTACTATAAATGATCCAAAAGCATTTAAAGTTACATACCCACCCCCTATAGTAACATTTACAGATTCAACCCCATTACAGGGACCTAATTATAATATACCTGTCAAAGGTATGGTAAATAATTCATCACAAAATTTATCATATTTAGATATTATAAATGGAGCCCCTACAAGTTCAAAAAATCAAATTGATAGTTTATTAGAAGAATCATCAATAGCTATAAGTGTTGACTACTCAGATTTTTCTGATTTTATCCATTTTAGTTCAGCTCAAACTAGACTGGAAAATTTTAATTATAAAGTAGGATTAATAGAAAATTATACTTCTCAATCTAATGTTTTAAGTAATATAACAAGTTCAACAACTAGTATAACAATATTACAGTCAAAAATATCAAATATTATAAAAAACTTTGATAAATTTGAATATTTTATGTATTATGATAGTGGTTCTGATGCTTCATGGCCTAAATCTAATACTGAACCTCCTTATGTTTTATATCCAACTACAAGTTCTCAAGCTTTAACTTGGTTAGGTAGTGCTGATGAAGGTAATTCAAATTATGGGGGAAGAATACTCTCAGCATCTTATTTTGATAACGCAAACCCAGATCAACTTAAAAAAGCAATACCTGAATATTTAAGAGAAGACCCAAATAATTTACAATATGATCTTTTTGTAGACATGGTAGCTCAATATTATGATAATGTTTGGTTATATACAAAAGATGTTACTCAAAAATATAATGCTGATAATAGATTAGATTTTGGTGTTTCAAA